AGGCTCAGGTGTGACCAATTGCACACCTGATTCTATTTCGTAATTGACTTCAATAGTCTGCTCTGGAATCCTGATCTTGATCTTGTTCATAGGATTGGATCATTAATCATTAGACTGATAGTCCATAGTATCCATGCAAAGAATAGAATATATATTAGCTTTTTCATTTTTTTATTGTTTAAGTTTATCTTTGGTAAGTTTTGTTTCGGGTATACAGATGTTATAGGTAATAAAATTTGCTAAGTACCCAACATCCTGTAATTATGATGCAACTTACTATTACAGTTCCTATCCCTATCCATACCAAATCTCTGTTGGTTACATAAGGTTCATACCATTCACCACCTTCTCCTTTATCAAGCCATTCTTTTAATTTCATATCGCAAATTTTACATACCTATAACAAAGTGTATAAGTAATGTGGCTAAATAAGTTTATCTATAAGTTGAAAGTATGTGCAAAGCCACACTACTCATACACCCAACCGTTATGCGATTACACCATGATCTAAATTTGTGCCTTTGACAGTTGTGCTAGTCTTTGGAGTAGCATCTAAAGTAAGAGTGATGATTAATGCGAGTAAGTAGGTCATTTTATTATTGATTTACGGATACGATTTTCTTTTCTGACAAGTCTAGCTGATTGATTGTTCAAACCTTTAACTTGCTTATACTGTTTTACAGCACTTTTTACAGCCTTGATCCTTACTTTAGGCTGTTCCTTTTCCCATCTCTGGAATGAGTGGTATTTCTGAAGCTTTTGATGATACCTAGCCTGATCTGATTGGGCTTTTACCGGATTAACAATAACAAATACAATGGCTACCATTAAAAGTGCCAGAATCCAAAGTTTTACTCTGTCCTTGTTCATAGTTGTGAAAATTGAAGTAAAATGATAAGATAAGAAATTAAAATGATTGCACCACATATGATGCTGATTGTGAGTTTTGCTTTGCGTTCGTTCATGACTTAAAATTAGCTTTTGCAGTTCTTAACGCTTGTTCTTCCGTTTCCTCCACGCCACTATCAAAAGTGTGGCCGTTCCAGAACCAATACGCATATCCGTATTTGGTCTTACATACTCCGATTGAATCGATCGGGTATCTGTCCTTGAGGATCATGTCCTCCGCTTGTTTGCCTGTGAATACTTTCATAAATGATCTGTTTGTTTTGTTGACCAAATGTAAATCAATTTTTTAAATAATTGCAAAAAAATCTAAGGAATTTTTTTTGTTCTAATTTTTTCCTTCTAATTTTGGACAAACAAAACACCAAAAAAATGGCAAAAATTTATCACGAATCGCAGAGCTACGATGATGCAGTAGTGGATTTTGAACACATGGGAGAGGACTACCGATGGGAAGGTGACTATGATGTAAATGAGGAAGGAGAATCAGACACGTACGATTGTCCTGGGTGGTCAGAGCAAACGGTAGAGGTGATTCACACCAAATCACTTACTAAGTACGATGAAGAAAAGGACGAGTGGATTGATGTAAGACCTACCCACAGCCTACTTTTAGCAGTTGAACTAGAAATTGAATCACAACTATAACAAACAGACAAATGGAAAAATCACAATCAATCACTAATCTAACCAAGGGGCTAGCTAAGTTCCACTCCTTGGTAGGCAAGATTAGCAAGGATTCAAAAAATCCTTTCTTTAAATCAAGCTATGCCTCATTGCCTCACATCCTGACTGAGATCAGCGATCCACTTGAGCAAGCAGGACTTGTCATCACTCAGTTTCCAAATGAGTCAGGATTAACTACCATGTTGATCCACGCTGAATCTGGTGAGTACATTTCAGCAAGCTACACTTTGCAAGTGGTGAAGCAGAACGATCCACAGGCTCAAGGGTCTGCCATCAGCTATGCAAGAAGGTATAGTATTACATCTATTTTAAATTTAGCCATTGATGATGACGATGCAGAAGCGGCAACAAAGCCAGTACGGCAAGCACCACAAGCAGAAGATAACAGGCCTTGGTTGAACAAGTCAGATTTTGATAAGGCTTCTGATTACTTGCGTAAAGGTGGAAATCTAGATGTGATCAAAGCCAAGTACCGAATCAGTAAAGAAATGATGGATAACCTAAATACCTTAATCAAACAACTAGCATGAACTCACTATTCAACATCACAGCCAAGGCTAGAGAGATAGCCTTGGCACTCGAAAACGATGAACTGACTGAAGAGCTCGAAAACGAGTTAGTGATCAATCAGCAGGAACTTCAGGAGAAGGCTTTAAACTACTCCTATTGCATTAAATCGCTTGAGGTAGATGTAGATGCCATCGATAATGAAATCAAGCGCCTGAGAGCCTTAAAGGAGGCTAAAACTAACGCTATCGATCGGATGAAGGAAGCGGTGGTAAATGCATTTCAAGTTTACGGGATTACAGAAGTTAAATCGCCTACTTTGAAGATATCATTGAGACGATCCGAGGCGGTGCAAGTGACTAATGAAAATCAATTATCTGGAGGATACCTTCGAGAGAAAATCACATTTACACCGGATAAAGAATTGATCAAGGCTGACATCAAGGCAGGTAAAACAGTAGAAGGTGCGGTATTAATTGAAAACTTTTCGCTACAAATCAAATGAAAACTAGAGAACTGAGAATTGGAAATTACATCCAAGTTCCTTTTGGAGATGAAGAGCCTTGGGTAAGGTCAGTTGATACAATCAACTATGATTCAATAATGACTGAAAATGGAAGATTTTGTTTTGAAGATGAATATGATTTTGTGCCATTGACTGAAGAATGGTTGCTGAAGTTTGGGTTTGACAATAAATATAGCAAAGGGAAGTTTACTATTATACCAGCAGGAAAACTTAATTATGAACAAGGTAGAACATATTTTAACAGTTGGGCTATTTTAAATAATCAGCCTAAATATGTACACCAACTCCAAAATCTATACTTCTCATTAACAGGACAAGAACTAACATTCAAATGAAACACTCAGCAGAACTCATCAAACAAGTTAAAGACCTATACTTTCAAAGAGTTAAGGCTAGAAAAATTTGCGAAATGACAGGGCTAACGATCGGTCAGTTTCAGGCGATGGTATATCATAAGTACCAATGGCATTTAAGATGCCCTCGCAAGGAAGTCAAGGTAACTAAGGAAAGGCCGATCGATACATACACTGTTGAAAAGATCATACGGCTTACCAACTGGGGCTATCATTGTGCAGAGATAGCAGAAGATCAGGGCTTACCTTTGAGTCAGGTATACAAGATAGTAGAAGAGGCTAAAAGCTTTGGAAGGATTCAAAAAATGGTATAAAGGCGGGTAAATCCCGCTTTTTTTATGTTTTTGAAAAAATATTTTGATTTATGCTTGCATTGAATCTAAGGAATAGATTAGATTTGCTAAATATTAACAGGCACACATATGAAACTACTAATTAAAATCATTTACACAATCCTAGCCTTTAGTCCTATCATTGGGCTAGGCTACTTACTAGGTCTTAAACTATTCTAAACACAAACACCGATGAAAATCACAATCAACAAAACAACAGCAGAAGAAATCGAACTTCCAAACTTCTTCAAAGTGCTTTCCAATTACTACATGGTTCTGGATGAGCAAAACATCTTAGCAGTTCGGGATTTAAATGAGCCAAAATTAAGGCTTTACCCTTGCATTGAGCAGACTAATGTTAATTACCTTGGATTGGCTACAAGTAAATTTCCTTGGGAGGAAATCACCGAAAAGGAATTTAAAGATGCATTTGTTAGAGTTAGCCTTGAACTTGAAAAACTAGCGAACTGATGACAAACTACCGGAATTGCATAATAGAGCCTGATAGCTTTAGAGGCAAAATGTACGAATGGTATCATCCAGATAGGGAAGGATGGCACGGAATAGGAGACAGCATTGAAGATTGTATGAAACAAATTGATGACTACTATGAAGATTTTGAACGTTAATTCAACCAAGTTCTTTAACATCGACAGGCTGCACGAACAAGTGCAGCTTGCTTTGATCCGGTACGGATACAATCAGTTTCTTTTTGAGATTGGCGATATGTACACAGTCAACGGAACTATTAAACTTAAAATCTATGACCAAAGAACAGATAATCGCTGAGATTCAGCACCGAGCAACTCAAAAGTATTTGATTTACCTAGCTATGCAAGAGATCATGTTGGACAACTACGAAGATTGCACGTTTTTAAAGGACTACGACCACGATCTAACTGTCAAGCATAAGAACCTAATAAACTCTCTAAAACGCAACGCAACGAAGGCTTACAGGTTCTTAGAGAATTACGAAGATGGAGAAGCAACGATTTTGCAATTCCACGATTTTACAAGGCTGTTTGAAGGCTTACACCAAGCCATTGATGCTGGTGGTTCTGTATTCCATGACTGTCTAAATGAAGTTGAAAAAATCCTTATCAAAAATGGACTCAAAGAAAGTATTAATCTTCCAAAGCAAGCTTAACGATCCTCCAAAGCCACGCAAGGCTGAAGATATTATCAAGTGGATGTACACTCCTATGTTTGGGTGGGAAAAGGAAGAAAAAAAATCATTTACGACATTGGAAAAGTTTTGATGCCAAAATGTTATATTTGATTAAATAAGAGGTCTTAATGGAAGGAGAGAGCCATTAAGATTTCACAAAAGGTGAAAACCTATGCCCCGAATGCTACTCTCTCCGCATCGGGGCTTTTTCGTTTTATATCATGGAAGGAAAAAAATCATTTATTCTCTATTGCGATTTGATACACGCAGTTGAAGAATTAACAGACGATCAAGCTGGGAAGCTGTTCAAAATCATTTTGCAATATGTAAATGATCAAAATCCAGAGATTGAAGATCAAATATTGAAAGTTGCTTTCACTCCAATCAAACTAGCCTTAAAAAGGGATTTGGAAGAGTGGAAAAAAACCTGTGATAGAAACAAGGTAAACGGTGAAAAAGGAGGTAGACCACCGAAAGAACCTAAAACCCAAAAAACCCACTCGGTTTATGAAAAACCCACTAAAACCGAACGGTTAATTTCAAAACCCAAAAAAGCCGATAATGATAATGATAATGAAAGTGATACTGATTTATTAAAAGATCATAACGATGTTTTGAGAAAACTTTGGTACAACAAAATATGGCTTGAATCACTTGCCATGCTTTGGAAAAAAGAAATCAAGGAAATTCAAGAGCATTTGAATAAGTTTAGACTCGAATGCATTTCAAAGGAAGATTTTAAATCAAACGAAAAGGATGCAAAAGAGCATTTTGTTAATTGGACAAAATACAATCCTATTCCTGAGCCTCAAGGATACGTTTACAAAAGACCTGATCTTTCATCACTAGAACGAAACCCTTTTTAACCATGAAAAAACTAGACATTAAAACATTGAATCAAACCAATCAGGACATTTGGTCAAAGCTTAAGATAGCCTACGAGCAAAAGAACTGGGCATTGGTTGCAAAGAACTTAAAAAGGCTTCATTCTTTACAGGCTTATTACTTGTCAAAATTGAACTTGGCAGAAGTTGAAATCAGAGAATTAAAACTAATGCTGAACTCATCAGAATCACAGGTCAATCAATATGAGCGTGAATGGATGGTGGAGGTAAGTAAAAAAGCTGGTACGCTTGATGTAGTAAATGATAGACTTACTGAACTTTTTGGAGCATGAAAGAGAAAGCTACTTTTGATCTTGATTTTGTAGAATCTTCTATCAAAACTTTTGATACTCAAAAGCAATCAATGCTTGATGCATTTAGGAAAGGAAAGGAATCGGGAAGTAAGACTTATCTAAAGGATATTGATAATGTGACCATAAATGGATCACAGAATAAGATGTGGTCATGGAGGCTTGGTGAATTTAATATCTGGACAGGATATAACAACGAAGGTAAATCTCAATTCCTGATTTTTCTTTGTGTTTTAAAGGCTTTGAATGAAGGTTGGAAATTTGCTTTCTTCTCACCTGAAAACTATCCACCTGATGAGTTCTTTGATGACATTATCCATACTGTAACAGGAAAGTCAACGGATCGTCATTACAAGAATTTTGATCTATCAGAAGAAGAATACCTAAAGGCATTTGAAAAAGTAAAAAATCATTTTTTCTTTGTCTATCCTGAAAAGGATAAAATGCCTGATTTTAGGATTGAAGCTATTGAAAGCGTGTTTGAATACCTTATTTGGGAGAAAGGTGTAAAAGCCGTGATTGTAGACCCATACATCAAGATTAGACACGAAATGATGAATGGAGAGCCTGAACACCTTTACGCATCTAGATTTATGATGGATCGCATAAACTTCACTAGAAAAAACAATGTAAGCTATCATTTAGTAATGCACCAAATCACACCAAGAAAAGAGCCATCAGGTAACTATCCACCACCAAATCTATACAACATCAAAGGAGGTGGTACATTTGCAGACAGTACAGATAATGCTATATCTGTTTGGAGGCCAAAGCGAGGAACTGACCCTAACGATACTTCGGTGATTATCAAAACAGACAAGATCAAAAAGCAGAAGCTTGTAGGCATACCATTTGAAATTGAGTTAGATTTTAGCAGGAAAAGAAACAGGTATTTGAGCAAAGATGGCTCTGATTGCTTATTGATAGAAGAACCAAAGCAAGAGGTAAAATCAACTCCTAGCGATTACTTTAGGAATCAGGTATTCAAAGACCTTGACTGGGATAATTTTGAAAAAGAAACTACTTCACCATTTTAGATATGAAAACAGTTAACAGTTTATCAGGTGGGAAAACCTCCTCATACATGGCAGTTCACTATCCTGCTGATGTAAATATTTTTTCGTTAGTATGCATTGATGATGACAATTCTAGACCTAATGATGAAAAAATGATTCAAATGGTTAATGATAGGCTTGAAAAATATGGTTTTTTGCAAAAATACGGAGAGTTTAAAGCAACTGCAGAAGATGACAAAATACTAAAAGTTATTTTTGACCTTGAGCAATTAATAGGTTCTGAAATAGTTTGGGTAAGGCATCATTCATTTGATAAATGGATTGACAAAAAAGGAATGCTTCCAAATTTAGGTATGAGATATTGCACCACTGAATTAAAAATAATTCCTATTTGTGAATTTGTTGTTCAAAATATTACTGACTATCCTGTTTTTATGAATAAAGGGATTAGATATGATGAAAAAGAAAGGATGAAAGTAGGTAAAGAAAGAGAATATTATAATGAGATAATTACAGGTAAAAGCAAAAACGGTAAAAGAAATAAATGGACTGAGTTTTTTTGGGCTGTAGCTAACTATCCTTTGATATATGATAAAATAACTCATCCAAGGATTTATCATTTTTGGTCAAAAAAAAATATTGAATTTCCAAAAGACTCAAATTGCATAGGTTGTTTTTGGAAAGATGTTCAGCAACTTAGAAAAAATTGGGATGACCAACCTAAAAAGATGGAATGGTTTAGCAATCAGGAAAAAAGAAAAAATCATTTTTTTAAGCCTGGAATCGATTATTCAGACATTAAAAACATAGGACTACAATTAGATTTTGAATTTGGAACTGGATCAGGTTGTCAAGCTGGATTCTGTACTGACTAAAAAAAACAAAACAAAACCATGAGCAAACACCAAGAAATCAGACAACACCTGCAAAGAGGTGAATCAATCACAGGACTGCAAGCGATTGACTTGTATTCTGTATACAGGCTATCATCAGTCATTAATAGGCTAAGGAATGAAGGGCTAGAGATTGAAACATCAATGGTCTCGGCAAGCGATGGAAAAACAATCTTTGCTAAGTATTGGATACCTATTTCAGCGAGAAAGAAATGATCGGATTCAGAATTAATGAAAAACCTTTATCAGTCAATTTAGCTTGGCAAGGCAAACGTTTTAAAACTCAAGCATACAAGGATTATGAAAAGTCGATAATGCTTAGAATGCCAAATAAAAAGATTGATCCAAAGCTAATGCTCAGAGTGGAGTTTTTCTTTGGGTTTTCTAATCCTAACTCTGACTTGGATAATCCTGTCAAGTTGCTTTTGGACATTGCCCAAAAAAAATACGGATTCAATGACCGAAATGTATTCGAAATTAACATTCGAAAATGCTTGGTTAAAAAAAATGAAGAATTTATACAAATGAATGTTTTTGAATTGCTTCCTTTCTAAAGATTTATTTATATTTGAACAAATAACACAGACAATGGATAACAGATCAAGCGGTGCATTATTCAAGCACGACAAAGGAGACAATCCTAAAAGACCAGATTACAAAGGAACGTATACCGATGCTAACGGGAATGAGTTTTGGGTTAGTGCATGGGTTAAGACTGACAAGAACGGAAAAAGCTATCTAAGCTTCAACACTCAACCTAAAGAGGCTAAGACTGAACAAGTAGCATCTCCAGCAATTAGCGTAACGATCGGAGACGATCTACCTTTCTGATCATGCAAAAGAAACATCTATTTAGGCTTATCTCATTCCTTGGCATTATAGCATGGCTTGAGGTGTTTGGTGTAAAAGCAGGGTTTACCTATGCTTGGTTTATCCTCGGATGGATGGTTTTGGTTAGCGTATTATATTGGTTTTGCAAACAAGACAAAGACGAACATGGGGATAATTGAAGGAAGATTTATTAAGGATAGAAGAAAGAAGATGGGGCTAACCCAGATTCAGCTTGCAAATGATTTAGGATTGTCTCATGCTCCGATCTATCACCTTGAGAATGGGAGTGAATCGATTAGCTTAAAGAATCTAAGATTGATCACAGATAGGCTAGGTCTTGAGGTTGTAATTAAGGATAAGGATGAGTAAGGTAATAGCCACAAAGCCTGATTATTCACTTTCCATCAGATACCGGCTAAGAGATGGTCAGTGGTCTGATTGGATGGATAGAGGGCAAGGTAAGTTTGAAAGTATTGAATTGGTTCAGGCACAGATTAGGCTGATGGCATCGGCTTATAAAAATAGGGACAAGGAGATAAGATTTGAGCGTAACGGTAAGCTGTTGGACTTCTTTGGGAATGAATCTGGAAAAGTTATTGAATTGAGATAGTTTGGATAAAAGTTTATAGGGTTAAAGGTCTGGGATATTCTCAGACTTTTTTTTAACTAAATCAAGACAAAATGAAACAAGACAAAACACGATCTTTTAACATGGACTGCATGGAATTTATGAAGGATGTGCCTGATCAGTTCTATGATTTGGCTATTGTTGATCCGCCTTATGGGATTGATAGAAATGGGATGAACATGGGTAATTCTGTATTTAATCAAGATAATAAAAAGTGGGATAAGGAAACGCCATCAAATGAATTTTTTACTGAATTATTTAGGGTATCTAAAAATCAAATTATTTGGGGTGGAAATTATTTTGAATTACCTACTTCTCAATATTTCGCTATTTGGGATAAAGGCGAGACAATGTATGGTCGTGATTTTGCGGAGTGTGAATATGCGTGGGTAAGAAATGGAGGAACAAGGATATTTAAAAAAGGCCCTAATCAACCTGAAAGAATCCACCCAACCCAAAAACCTGTAAAGCTCTACGAATGGATTTTAATGAACTACGCTAAAGAAGATGACAAGATATTAGACACTCATGGAGGCAGTCAGTCAAGCAGGATTGCTTGCTATAATTTAGGCTATGCCTTGGACATCATTGAACTTGATCAGGAATATTTTGAAGCAGGGAATAAACGCTTTGAAGATCATAAAAAACAACTTACATTATTCTAATTCATGGTTATTTTGGTTAATTGAAAAAGAGTCTGGTTTTTGATCAGACTTTTTTTTGTAGCTTTGACTTGAATAAACAAGCAGTTTTCAAATGGCAAACGGTCACGGAGGAAAAAGAGAAGGTGCCGGAAGAGCGAAAAAAGCAACTGAGGAAGAAATCATATCCATGATGGATGTGATTGCAAGCCCTCACGATGCCCTGTCTTGCTTATGGGCTAAGTGCAAGGAAGGCGATACTCAAGCTATAAAGGCATGGCTTGAATACAGATTAGGCAAGCCGAAGCAACAAGTAGATGTAACAAGTGGAGGCGATAAGATAGCACCTCCTATTACTTGGATTAAACCAGAAGAATGATTAACTTTAATTATCGGGTGACAGCGATAATAAAAACTTAAAAACCAATAGCCTAGTGGATAGGGTCTGTCACCCCTTGAAGCTAGGCGGTTTTATTTATGGAATTAGGAACTGTAAGGTTTGCAACCTTAAAAGACATTCCCTATATAATTGACTTATCAAAGAAAGAAAATCATTCATTGGGTTTTATTCCAAAAATGGCTTATGAATCTGCAATAACTGGAATAAAGTCAGGTGATAGATGGTCAAATGTTTGCAATGATAGAATGTGGGTTTGTGAAGTAAATGGGGATTTAGTTGGGTTTGTTTTAGCTTCTTTTGGCTTACCAAATTCTGTCTGGAAATATGGAAAGATTGCTCAAATATGTTTACAGACAGATGCTAGAATGATGGATCGTGGTAGACTACTTTTACAATCAGTAATTGATTACGGAAAAACAAAAGGAACTTTAAGTTTTTCATGTGGATGTGCCGATGATCTTCCAAGTAACTTATTTTGGAAAACAATGGGTTGGATTCAAATAAGTGAACGATTTGGAATAAGTCATAAAAACACATGGAAGCAAACAAGTAAACGTAAAGTCAATATTTATAGGTATGATCCATTTGATATGTTTCTAAACTCATTTTAACATGGAAGCACGTTTAGAACTTCTTGAACAGTATAAACCACTTTTTTTTAATCCTCCTTTGACTAGATACTTTTTAGTTACTGGATCAAGGGGATCAGGGAAATCCTATACAGTAAATTTATTCCTACTTAATTTGACTTATGAGGAAGGACACGTCATCCTATTCACAAGATATACGCTTGTTTCAGCCTTTATTTCGATTATTCCTGAGTTTATTGATAAGATTGAATTACTTGGTAAGCAGGAAGATTTTGAAGTCACACAGGCTGAAATAATCAATAAAAGAACAGGCTCTAAAATTCTGTTCAGAGGAATTAAAACAAGTTCTGGAGTAAACACGGCAAATCTTAAATCTATTGCTGGTGTGACTACATTGGTGATTGAGGAGGCAGAAGAATTAGTAGATGAAGATGTGTTTGACAGAATTGACCTTTCAGTAAGGGATGTAAACAAACCAAATAGGGTCATGCTGATTATGAACCCATCATTTAAAAGCCATTGGGTTTATAAAAGGTTTGTTAAAAATCCTGATCCAAAATATTGTACTTACATCCACACAACTTACCTTCACAACAAACAGAACCTTTCTAAATCATTTATTGACCAAGCAGAAAGAACCAAGATAGAAAACCTTCACCGATACGAGCACCTATTCCTTGGCAAGTGGTTAGACGACGCTGAAGGGATGCTTTGGAATAGACCGATCATTGAAAGGTCACGGATGCCTAAAGCACCTGAATTGCAACGAATAGTAGTTGCTATTGATCCTGCTGCCACGGCTAACATGGATTCTGATGAGACTGGTATTATTGTTTGTGGCAAGGACAAGGCAGGGTATGGGTATGTATTGGAAGACTTATCCGGTAAGTATTCTCCTAATCAATGGGGGGATATTGCAGTCAAGGCTAGGGCTAGATGGGATGCTGATTGCATCGTGGCTGAGAAGAACCAAGGAGGTGACATGGTAGAGGCTGTAATTAGGTCAGCAGGAGAGCGAAACAGGGTTAAGCTAGTCACAGCAACTAAAGGTAAATATGTAAGGGCAGAGCCTATTTATAGCCTTTATGAGCAGGGTAAGATATATCACATTGGACAATTCCCACTATTGGAAACTCAAATGATTACTTTTGATCCTGATAAGGGTAAATCTCCTGACCGAGTAGATGCCTTAGTTTGGGCATTCACGGATTTAATGCTTGGATCACAATTCACTTTCTCAATATGACAAAACAAGACATTTTAATCACTTTGATTTGGCTGATCTTTGCCTTTGCAATGGTGGCCTTTGTGTGCGGTTCAATCAATGTATTTGCTTGGCATTGGCTAGCTAGGGCTGTGATGCTAATAATTTGGTTTGCAGGGCTTGCAAAGTTGGAAAATCTTAATAAATAGTATATTTGCTAAAACGAATATGCTCCGATGATATTTAAGGCCATTCAGCAATACCTTGCACCACGGATAGTAGAAGCCCCTAAAGGCATGGAAACTAACCTACTCAATCAGATTCTTTACGGTCAGTTCACAGCCAATACGATGGTGGTTTGGTACGATTCCAACCAACAGACCTTTATTGATCAAGGGTATAAAGGGAATGCCTACGTTTATTCAATCATTCGAAAGATTGCTGAGAAGGGCAAACAATGTCCTGTAAACGTATATCGTGAGACAGGAATAGCTAAGAGATACAGAACGGCTAAGTATTCAACCAAGGATTTAAATCGGGCTAATTCAAACGTTTTTAAGAAGAAGGAACTGAATGAGGTAGGTGCATCCGATCCGGTGCAGATGCTGATTAAAAAGCCTAACCCATACCAAACATGGTCTGAGTTATTGGATAATATCTTCACTTGGTACAATACTTCAGGAGAGGCTTTTATTTATGGCTTTACTCCCATGGAAGGGCTTAACAAAGGCAAAATTCAAGAGATGTATGTTTTGCCATCCAATTACGTTGAGTTAGTAGCTGGAAACCTATTTCAGCCTGTTAAGGGTTATAAATTGATTATTGGAGATCAGAACATTGAGATACCTGCTAATCAGGTCTTGCACCTTAAAAACACGAATCTTACTTGGGATTTGAACGGGGCACAGTTAAGAGGTATGCCTCCACTATTGGCAGGATTAAAGACCCTGCAAGCTAACAATGAATCAGTAGAGGCAAAGCAAAAAACCTTCCAAAATGGCGGTGCTAAAGGTATTATTTCTCCTAACATTCCAAATCCTGAGTTTTGGCCTAACCCTAAACAAAGGGCTCAGATAGACGAGAGGATAGATGAACGAATCAATGGAAATAATAATATCAATAAGATTGTAGCATCTTCTATTCCTTTGCGTTACGATGCTATCGGACTTTCTCCGGTAGCAATGGATATCATTAACTCCCAACAAATGGACTTGCAGACCTTCTGCGGTCTTTGGGGGATCAATCCTGTAATCTTCTCACCTAATGCAACCCATGCCAATCTTGAACACGCTCAGAAGTCCTTGGTAACTGATGTGCTTATGCCACAGCTTCAGATGATCGAGGAAAAGATGACCGAATGGATTAAGAAGTCATACGGCAATGATTATGTGATTGACTTTGATATTTCATCCTATTCAGAGTTACAGCCTGATGTTCAAATTATCCTTGACACTTACGGCAAATCTCCTTATTACACAGGTAACGAGGTCAGATCACTATTGAACTGGGATGCAAGCGAAGACCCTGCAATGGACATTCATTGGATACCTCAGAACCTAATCCCATCCTCTGAAGCTATGGGTGGAGGTGCTACTGATTTTGTAGACTTCAATGGCTAAACTCAACCTTTCAAGGATCAGAAGGCAGAATCAAGCCGATCTTAGGAAATACGAAAGATTCGGCATTCAGGTATTTACCGAGGCATTAAGGCTTCAGGCAGTGCCTAATCCTTCTATTATACCTATGCAGGAGGCTTACATTAAGTTCTATCAAACTGTATTTGTCGATGCTGCCACAAAGGAATGGGATAGGATCAGAGTCAGAGAAAAAGCTTTCATCCCTTCTGATTTCTTTCTGAATACTTGGAGGGAATGGATCAAGTCTTGGGTGCTTGACAATTTAGGCGAATTGATTTCTCTTGTTAACGATAACACATTAAAGCAGGTCAAGCTAATCTTAGGTCAAGCCATCGAACAAGGTTTAAACCCTTTCCAGACTCAGGAACTGCTATTGCAAGAGATACCTGATGTAAAAAGGGCTAGGGCTATCGCTAGGACTGAAAGTACAAGGGCAAACAATGTGGGCAAGGAAAAGTCTGCTCAAGATTGGGCTAATGAAACTGGGGCTATACTGTACAAAATTTGGATACATGGGGGCTCAAGAGAGCCACGAATAGAACACGTTTTAGCACAAGGTAAACCGATTAGGAAGGATTTAAAATTCACTTTCTCAAACGGCAAGCAAGGAACTGTTCAAATGGATATACCTGGTGATATTG